ATGCCTAAGAAGACGACTCGAAAACTCCCCACCTACATGCAGATGCTCGACGGGCGATATTTCGTCCGCGTTCCGGTGAAGCCTGAGCTTCGTCCCTATGTCGGTTTTACCGAGCTTCGCGAAGCGCTCGGCCCCGATCTTCGCATTGCCAAGGAAAACCTTCACGCTCACGTCGCGATCTTCAAGCAGAAGCTTCGCGAGGCGTCAGAAGCCTACCGGCGCGATACCGGCAAGGAAGTTCCGATCTCCATCAATCCGGTTGATCCTGCCCGACTCATGGTGCGGCATTACCGTGATGTGCTCGCTTTCGATGACGAAGCCCGCAACCACGACCACCGCTATTCCGCGTTCGGCTACGTCGATGAGCTTTTTGCCGAGCGCCTTCGCAAGGGGATCGCCGGCAGCCTGTCAGATCAGGAATACCTTCAAGTCATCAGTGGTGCCCTTGCCAAGCTACAGCGGGCAGGGGAGTCCGTCCCAATGCCCGGTAGCGATGACTTCCGACCGGTGGCCCGTGCCATCTGCTTGGCCGAGTATGAAGGTCTGTCCCGCATCGCAGAGCGCGATGAAGGGGACTTCGCCGGCAAGCCTGAGAACCCGGCCCTTGTGGCAGCACTCGAACAGGCAGAAATTCAGCAGCAGGTGGACGACCAGCCGGTAAGGCTGTTCGATACCTGGACCTTAGACCGTGTGATCGAAGAGCAGCAGCGCCTTGCCGCGATGGGGCTTGGCCGGCCTAAGTCCATTGCCACGCTGGAGAAGTATCGGACAGCGCAATATGACTTCGAGCACTTCCGCAAGGACAAGAAAGTTGCGACCATCACGCTCGCCGATGGCAAGGCGTGGCGTGATCACATGCTCACGAATACCAAACTCTCCCGGAAGTCGGTTCATGACAAGATCACGATCATCCGCTCGCTTATGAACGAGGCGAACCGGCAGGCGGAAAATCAGATGTTCCCCGGTGGTGATCCATGGGCAGCGCTTGAAATGCCGAACGTCATCAAAGGTGACAGTGCAGACCGGACCTATACCCTCAAGGATGCCCGTCACTTCCTAGAGTTCGCACGGACCGCCCACCGCACAAGCTTCCGGTGGATTCCGTGGATCATTGCCCATACCGGCGCGCGGGTAAACGAGATCACGCCGCTGGAGCGTGAGGACATCGAAGAGAAGGAAGGCTATTGGTTCATCCATATTCGTGCGGATGGGGATCGCACGACCAAGACGGGCAAGGCTCGCAAGGTTCCGGTTCACCGCGCCCTGATCAATGAGGGCTTCATAGAGTGGGTCAAGCAGCAGCCGCCGGGCAGGCTTTTCCCCGGCGGCAAGAACGAGGACCAGCGCCTTCGCGAGTGGATTCACGAGAAGGTGTTTCCCAAGCGCGATGACCTGCCGCCACCGAACCACGGCTTCCGACACCTGTTCGAGGACGCTCTCTATGTCGGCGTGAGTCAGAAGGCGGCACTCTACATCACCGGGCGTTCATCCGGCTCATCAGCGGATGACTACGGCGGCAGTGACCTACGTCTGATTGAGATCGCGAAGCAGATGGAGAAGGTCCGCGATCTCTTTTGAATTCCATTCTGGCCGATGCTTGGCTGCTTCGCATCGGATCTCATCAATCATTCGAAAATGCAAAATCAAAAAGGTCGGAGCCCTGCCTAAGCCTTCGTTCGCGGGCTTCAACGTGTTGCTTTAAATCACTAAATTCTGGAGAGTTTCGTATTATGTCGGCGCAGGTGTCAATGTAAGATTTAATCTTACTTCTCTTCCAAGAGACTCTACTGTGGTAGGGGAGTTTATCGATCAATTCTTCTGCACTATACAGAAATATAAATGACCTTTCAAAAACTTCCGCCTTGTGTGGGGTAATCGATGGGCCTGTCGTTTTAATTGATCTGTTTATAAAATCGCTTTGTTCGTCAATGTATCTCTCATCACTCATTTTTATGGGTAGTGGAGGTGAAAGAAACTGCCCGCCTCGATCTCCAGACCTGTAGTATGAATCATCAGCGTTTTCGCGAGTGTATTCTATAAATCGAGACACTAGTATCGTAAAAGATGTCAGGGTTTCCTGCCTTTTACGCGCTCGTGCTTCGTCAGAAAGTAGCTGCGTTTGGGTCGATATATACTCAGCCTGTTTTTTGGCTTCGTCGGCCTGTTCGATCATCACGGATCGATTTAGCTCGAATTCTCTCCGTGTGAGGGCAAGCTCTTTACGCTGTTCTCTTAGTTCGTCCGATTGTATCCAGACTGTTGCGACAAGCCATAGAAAGGCAATGGGGGCGAATACTCCCGCGAGGAAATCTCCCCATTCGTTTGCCGTGAGACATGAGAATGTTCCCACGCATTCCGATGCGGGATTGTGTGCATGGTAGCCCAGATAGATTGCGACGCCTAACCAGATCACGGTCCCCACGCCAAAGATACATAGCTTCGCGACCGCGCTTTTAGGGGAGTGATCATTCATAGAATCGCAACGCCTCAAGTGATGATCTAAGCAACTTCTGCTATGTGAGGGGTTCCGTCAATCATCACAAAAACGTATCGAAATGTAAAATAGATCAAAGTTTTTGATTTAATGGATTCACTTTATGTTCTGATTATGAGATTCTGCCCTCAAGTTATTTGAGGACGGATTTCATGAACCTTGCGAGTGTTGTTTCCACCGCGAAGAAGGCACTTGGCCTCCCGGTAGAACAGAAGGCAATTTCGCTGATCGACTCCGGTATCAGCGAGCTATTCGGCCTAATCCCGACCTCATCCGGCGTTGTCGTTACTGGCAACTCCGCGATGCACGTCCCGGCAGTGCTTCAAGCCGTGCGCCTGATCTCGGAAACCATCGGCTCACTTCCTTGCAAGCTTTATCGCGAAGCCGACGACAGCAAGGAAGCGGCCAAGGATCACCCCGGCCACAAGATCACCCATAGCCGCGCGAACGACTGGACCAGCGCCGGGCAGCTTCGCATCGATCTCACCGTTGACGCCCTGCTTCATGGCGCGGGGTATGCGCAGGTAGTCCGCGCGTCTGATGATCGTCCCCTTGAGCTTCACCGCCTCGACCCGTCAAAGGTGCAGCGCCGTTGCGAGGACGATGGGGAACCCTTCTATCTCGTGTCCACGGAACGCGGGCAGGTCCGGCTTTCCTATCGCGACGTTCTCTATATTCCGGCCTTCGCTGGCGTCTCGCCGGTCAAGCTTGGCCGCGAAGCCATCGGCATCGGCCTGACCCTCGAAAAGCACACGTCTAACCTTTTCAGTGACGGCGCACGCCCGGCGTCGATGTTCTGGAGCGAGAACAGCGTTCCCGACACCGAAGCCGGCACGAAAGTCATTGCCAACATCCTGAAGGACTACCGGGCTGCATTTAGCGGCGGCAAGCAGTCGCGCCCGCTCATCGTGCCCAACGGCTTCCGCTATCAGCAGATGGCGCTTGCCAGCACCGATGCGCAGTTCATCGAAAACCGCCTTGAGCAGATCAACGAGATTGCCCGCATCTTCGGCGTCCCGCCGCACATGCTCTACCAGCTTGAACGCGCGACCTGGAGCAACGCGGAACAGATGGCAGCAAGCTTCTTGCAGCTTTGCCTTCGCCCGTGGCTCGACAAATGGCAGGACGCCTATGCGACCGTGCTTCTCACCGACGAAAAGCGCGACACCCTCTATTTCGAATTCGTCATTGACGACCTTCAGCGCGCCGACGCGGCAGGCCGTGCCGAGATCTTCGGTAAGCTCGTCGCTATGCGCGCCATGACCCCGAACGAAGTCCGCGCCGCGATGAATCTGCCCGCACTGCCGGGCGGCGACGAACTCGCAAACCCCTACACCACCACGACCACGACCGGCCCGGCAGATCGCCCGCAGTCGAAGGAGAACGCATGACCCTTGCACAGCTTGTTGCTTCGCTCGACGCCCGGCTTGCCGCTTACAGGAAGGCGATCAAGTCCTAATGCAGCACACCGCCTTTTTCGGTGATGGCGAAAAGACCTTCGCCCTCACGACCGAGATGATTCTTGAACTTGAGTGGAAGACCGGCGTCGGTATTGCCGCCCTCTATGCCCGGTTCATGCGGCAGGATTTTCACTTCGCCGACATGATCGAAATCATCCGCGCCGGCCTCATCGGTGGCGGGACTTCCCCGGAAGCAGCACAGACCCTTGTCGACACCTACGCCAAGCCCCGCCCGGTGATGGAAGTGTTTCCGCTCGCCTTCGACATTCTGGACGCCCGCTGGAACGGCAACGCGGAAGAGGTGGCAGCATGACCGACCGTCGCGAAATCAAGGCAGCGCTCACCATCGACGATGCCGGCACCATCACCGGCATGGCATGGCCCTTCGGCTCGCCGGATCGTGTCGGCGACGTGATCGAAAGGGGTGCGATCCACTCCCCGGAAGTCCTGCCGATGCTTTTCGCCCATGATCAGGCGCAGGTGATCGGCGTGTGGGACCAGATCGAAGAAACCCCGGACGGCCTCACCGTCAAGGGCCGCTTGCTCGTCGATGACGTTGAACGCGCCCGCGAAGTCCACGCCATGATCCGCACGAAGGCTGTTTCCGGCCTGTCCATCGGCTTCCGCACGAAGGCAGCAAGGCCCCGCCAGCGTGGCCGGACGATCACCGCCCTTGACCTCCATGAAATCTCAGTTGTCGCCGTTCCCAGCCATCCCGGCGCGCAAATCACGTCAGTCAAGGCCGCCGATGGCACGGCAGAAAACAAGGAAACGCAGTTGGAAAACGAAGAACTCGAAATGAAGAATGATCCGGTGATCTCGCCGGAAGACCTCAAGGCTCTCAAGTCCCGCATGGACAAGCTGGAAGCAAAGGCGAACCGCCCGCTTGCCGCAAACAACAATCACCCGGCAGGCCAGAACGACAACGATGAACGCAAGGCGTTCGGCGACTTTCTGCGCACTGGCTATCAGGACGCGCCGGACGTTGTGAAGAAGGCTCTGACTGTCGCCACCGATGCACCTGGCTACATCCTCGCACCGGAAGAGACCAACAGCGAGTTTATCCGCAATCTGGTCGAGTTCTCGCCCGTGCGCGGTATTGCTGATGTCCGTTCGACCGGCTCGCATACCGTCATCCTGCCGAAGCGCCTCACGGTCACGAACGCCAAGTGGAAGGGCGAAGCCGTCGCTTCTGAGGCATCCGAACCGACGTTCGACCAGATGGAATTTTCCGTCAAGGAAATGACCACGCACGTCGATGTCGGCAATTGGCTGATCGAAGACGCCAGCCATGACGTGGAAGCTGAAATCCGCCTCGCGCTCGCTGAGGACTTCGGCGCGAAGGAAGGGCTGGCATTCGTCAACGGCAATGCCGCAGTCGAGCCGAAGGGCTTCATGCAGGAAGCGGCAATTGCAAACAGCCTCAATGGCCACGCAGCAAACCTTTCCGCCGATGCCCTCATCTCACTCATGTATTCGCTGCCCGGCGTCTATCGCAGTCGCGGAACGTGGGCGATGAACGGCACCACCCTTGCGGCAATCCGTAAGCTGAAGGACGGCAACGGCAACTATCTGTGGCAGCCGTCTTATCAGGCAGGACAGCCCGAAACGATCCTTGGCCGTCCGGTTGTCGAGCTTCTCGACATGCCCGACGTTGCCGCCAACGCCTTCCCGATCATTTTTGGCGACTTCAAGGCTGGCTATCGTATCTATGACCGCATCGACCTCGCTGTTCGCCCGAATCCTTATCTTCTGGCGACCGAAGGCATGATCCGCTTCCATGCCCGTCGTCGCGTCGGTGCTGGCGTCGTTCGCCCGGATGTCTTCCGCAAGCTGAAGATGGCGACGGCCTAAGCTATGACCTACCAGCGGCCCGCATATGAACAGGTGAGGATTGCGCACGGTGGCAACACCGTGACGCTTCGCCCTACCTTGCGGGCCGCTGTCACCCTTGAGGCCCGCTACGGCTTCCCGGCAATGCGCCGGGCGCTAGAGGAGGGCAACCTCACCGTCATCTCTGAGATCATCCACACGGCTTCGTCTACCGTGCAGGATGCGGCGGCTTTCTTGGCTGGCATACCCGGAAAGCCGCTTTCTTCCTTCATTGGCGCGACCCGCATACCGCTCGCCGAACTCGTGTCGATGCTCATGCCCGCGCCCGATCAGAAGGCGAAGGACGTTCGCACTTCGGGCAAGCCGGTGACGTGGCCCGATTTCTATGCTGACCTCTATGAGAATGCGACCGGCTGGCTTGGCTGGACGCCCGATCAGGCGTGGAACGCGACCCCTACCGAGATTTGCCGCGCCTATGCCGGCCACGTCGCCAAGCTGAAGGCCATCCATGGCAGCGGCGAAGACGACAAGCCTACCGAAAAGGCACCGGACCCCGATCAGGCGGCACGCAATGAAGCCGCCGGCCTCGACCCCGAATTTGACCGTGCAGGCCTTCGCGCCCTCAAGGCCAAGCTGGCAGGTGGCGCATGAGTAAGCTGCCCCGCATCTGTTCCTGTGGCCGCGTGGTCGCACATGGCGTCCTTTGTGAGTGTCAGCGCACCCACACCCGCGAACGCAACGCCCGCCATGACGCACGTCGTCCTTCGGCAGCAAAGCGCGGCTACAATGGTGAGTGGCGCAAGGCCCGCACCGAATACCTGGCTGCGCATACCCACTGCCGCGAATGCAGCAAGCACGGCATCACCCGGCTCGCATCCGTGGTGGATCACGTCATTCCGCACCGTGGCGATAAGCGCCTGTTCTGGCATCGCGCCAACTGGCAACCACTATGCGGGCCCTGCCACAACTCGGTCAAGCAGCGGCAGGAAGGACACATTATTCGTGTTTTTGAATTATGAACGTTGTTCCTTGTTCATTCTTGTATCCCGCAAGTGTCAACTCAGGAGTTGACAATACCTTTGCAGAAAACGTGCTCGCTACTAATGCTGAGAGGGCGTCATCATCGAGGGTGCTCACAGAGCGTAGTAGATACACTCCAAATGTGATTATGGTTCCCGCATCGCAAACGGAGGGGTCGCACCTTAAGGCAACTCCGGTGATCGGATCTTGTTGCGAGTTTGCAAATGCAGAAACCGTCGCAACCCCGAACAGCGAATACTTACATTGGGTTATACCTTTTTCCGCGTCTTTCTCGCACCCTTTTAGCGACAGGTCGCTGCTTGACCATCCACGCACATTGCTACCTGAAAGACGATCAGGAGTTAGATCCCACGCAGATGACGCATGTGCGTGCAGAGTCGACCCGCCGAAGGCTGCAAGTGCAATGACAATTAGTTTGTTCACGCTTTGGTCCTCACGTTTGCGGTGGAACATCTTCGGCACACGAGGTGCTGCAGTCAACGTCTTATCGATCGTTTGGGCGGGGTGTCTCTAGGCTTTGCGCCTTTCGAAGAGACCGGCGCGGGGAGCACCGCGCAAGAGACACCGAATTTAAGTTTTTAGGGAAAGAGCTAATTACCGTATGGCAATCGTATCGCTGGAGCTTGCAAAGGCTCACATGAAGATCGACGGAAGCGCTGAAGATGAGCTTGTTTCGCTCTATCTCGACGGTGCGGAAACGTGGATCTCGAATTACATCGGCAGGTCTGTGACCGAGCTAAACCCGCTGCCGGCAGACGTGAAAATCGCCGTTTTGCGCCTCGTTTCCTTCTACTACGAGTGCAGGAACCTCGCCACGTTCGGCATTTCTGCCCAGCTTGCGCCGATGGGCGTGACTTCGATCCTCGACAGCTACCGGGAAAGGTGGTTCGGCGATGGCGAGTAAGAGCGGCAACGGCCTCACTGAGACCATGGCAGCCTTCGACCGGATCGCCCGCGCGCCGCGTGAGGCCGTCATTCCGGCGCTGATGAAGTCCGGCAACGAGCTTGCGGCAGCCCAAAAGCTGCTTGCAGAGACCTCCCGCGACAGCGGTGCGCTGATCGACAGCATCGAAGTCACTGCACCCGGCCAGCACACCCCGCCTTTCAGTCAGCCGGGCGGTTCTCGTGTTGCCGGCGAGACGGAAGTTCTCGTGACCGTCGGCAACGAAGACGTGCGCTATGCGCATCTTGTCGAATACGGCACCGCCCGCGCGGAAGCGCAGCCCTTCTTTTGGCCGGCCCTCCGGCTTCTCCGAAAGCGCCTTCAGAACCGCATCAACCGTGCCGCCAAGAAGGCCGTAAAGGACGCATGGAATGATTGAGCCTACCCTTGCCCTTCAGACTGCTATCCGCGCCCGGCTCATCGGCAGCCCGGCAGTGATGGCACTTGTCCCTGAAGACCATATCCGCGCCGGCAGCACCCGGCCTGACAAGAACCCGGCAATCATCATGTCGGACGGCAACACCGCCTGGCACGGCCATGACTACGCCAGCCAGCGCACGGCATGGGTCTACCTCGACCTTCATATCTGGACGCTGGACGCCGGGCAGGACGCTGCAAAGGAGATCGCCGGCACCGTTACCGCAGCCCTCGACAAGCGGAGCCTGTCAATCGAAGGCGGGTATTGCGACCACTTCAAGGTCACGGCGTCCCGGTTCCCGCGCGATCCTGACCCGGCTTATGGTCATGGCGTCCTGTCCGTCGAAGCTCTCATTCGGTGGATTATCTGATGCTAAACATCGGAAGCATGGACCGCCGCATCACCATCGAACGCGAGACGGAAACCGTGAAGCCGTCCGGCAGCGTTGTGAAGGCGTGGGCACCCGTTGCCACGGTATGGGCCGAAGTCCTTCAGCAGTCGGCGAGCGAGTTCTTCACCGGCTACGGCGAGGCAGAGACGGGCACCGTGATTTTTCGTGTCCGTTATCGCCCTGGCATGACGACTGCCGACCGCGTGACCTATGACGGCACTGCCTACGGCCTGAAGGAAATCAAGGAACTCGGCAGGCGCGATGCGCTGGAACTTCGCGGCGAGGCCCTGACGTGACCCACCTTCGCGGCGTGAAGCCGCCTGTCGAACGCGATAGCAACGCACTGACAAAGGCACCTTCGGCACCGAAGCCGCTTTCTGCCTACGCCCGTGCCGAATGGAAGCGGATCATGCCCGGCCTCATCGAACGTGGCATCATCACGCGCGGCGATCTTGGCGGGGTGGAAGACTACTGCCGCGCCCGTGGCCTTGTTCGTGAGATCGAAGACACCCTTCGCGCGTCCGGCGAAATCGACATGAAGCTTTGCCGTCTTCAGGACAAGGCGATGCAGACGGCCCGGCAGCTTGCCGCCGAATATGGCTTGTCGCCTGTATCGCGCGCCCGTGTCGGCAGTGCATCCGGTAGCGACGATGACGACGATAATCCGATGAGCATCGGCAGGAACCGCCCGCATGCCTAAGAGCGCGTTTCCGCAGTGGATTAATGACGGCAGTCCTATCGATGACCCGTTCGGCTACGGACAGGAAGCCGTCGATTTCATCCGGGCATTGAAGCACCCGGCGAGCACCGCGCCGAAGGGCCGGTTCCAGCTTTTCGATTTTCAGGAGCGCATGACCCGGCGCATCTATGGGCCGCGCAATTCCGATGGAAGCCGGATCGTTCGCACGGTTTTCCTGATGCTACCCCGTGGTAATCGCAAGACCAGTATCGCGGCGGCGTGGGCGCTACTGCACACCATCGGCCCGGAGGCGCGCCCGGCAGGACAGGCAATCTTCGCCGCATCCGACCGCGAACAGGCGGGCATCGGCTTCAAGGAGGCCGCGAACATCGTGCGCGAGGATCGCCGCATCGTTGCTGCAACGCGCATCTATGACGCCCACAACTCCGCAAAGAAGATCATGGCACGCCCGAACAAGGCGGAACTGCTCGCCGTTTCCAGCGATGGCGCTGCCCAGCATGGCAAGACGCCTTCCTTCGTCCTTGTCGATGAAATCCACGCTTGGAAGGGTCGCGACCTCTGGGAAGCCCTCAAGTCCGGCATGGCGAAGGTTCCCGACACCCTCATGATCATCGCCACGACCGCAGGCCGTGGACAGGAGAACATCGGTTTCGAGCTTTACGACTACGCCCGGAAGGTCGCGACCGGTGAAATCCCTGACCCGTCGTTTCTGCCGATCATCTTCGAAGCCGAACCCGGTGACGATTGGCGCGATGAGGCCGTTTGGCACAAGGTCAATCCGGGCCTTGCCCACGGCTTCCCCGATCTTGGCGGTTTGCGCACCATGGCACGCGAGGCCGAACACCGCCCCGCCGAACGGTTCGCATTCCAGCAGTTTCATTTGAATATGTGGCAGGCCGCTTCCCGCGATCCGCTCTTCGATATGGCCGTGTATGACGCGGGCCGTGATCCGAACTTCGATCTCGCCGACCTGGAGGAGTTGCCTTGCTGGCTTGGCGTAGACCTGTCCCGTTCCGGCGACCTGACCGCCATCGTCGGCGCATGGCGTCACGATGATGGCCGGATCACGGTTCACCCGTGGTTCTTCCTGCCGTCCGAAGGTTTGGAGGACAAGGGAAAGCGCGAACAGGTTCCCTATGTCAGGTGGCGCGATGAGGGGCTGTTGAACGTCATCGACGGCCCGGTGATCGAACCCGACGTGATCGCCGACAAGATCATTGACCTTTGCGGCACCTATGACGTGCGCGAAGTCATCTTCGACCCATCCCTTGCCGGGCCGCTCATGGGCAAGCTCAAGGACCACGGCATCAACGTGCTTCAGGTTCCCCAGACCGCGAAGCACATGCACGGCCCGATTTGTGACCTTGAGCGCGTCGTGAATGGTCGCCGAATACGCCACGGCGCGCACCCGATCCTTCGCAACCACTTCGAAAGCGTCGTCGTGAAGCGCGCGACCAGTGCAAGCGAATTGACCACGATGCACAAGGGCACCCGCCATTCGAACCACATCGACGGCGCGATTGCGTCGGCGTTGTCCGTCTTCCGGGCCGCCGCGAACGACAACGCGCCCGCCCTTCATGAACTTGAACCCGACGAATACGCCGCCCGCATGGATGCCATGTGGGACGAGGCAGCATAAGGAATATCTGGAATGGATGACACGCAGCGCCTTGTCGTGAGCCTCGAGGCCCGGCTTACGAAGTATGAGCGGGACATGGCCCGCGCTCGCAACGCCACGAACGACAACTTCAAGAAGATGGAAGGCCGCGCCCGGCAGTCTGCCGAGAACATGGAAAGGACCATGGGCAAGGCGTCGGCATCTATCGGCGAGAAGCTTCAGGGTATGTTCGCCCCGCTCATGAAGGGTGGCGCGGTTGTCGCTGGCGTCGGTGGCGCTGCCATCGCCCTCAAGGAGATCGCAAACAGCGTTGCTGAAGTGGACCGTGAGGCCCGCAAGGCTGGCGTGTCGTCCAAGGTCTGGCAGCAGTGGACCTATGTTGCGACCGCGACCGGCATGAGCATCGACGGCGTGACCGACGCCCTAAAGGAGTTGAACATTCGCGGCGACGAGTTCGCCCGCACGGGCAAGGGCAGCGCCGAAGAGGCTTTCCAGCGTCTCGGGTATTCCGCAGCCGACGTTGCCCAGAAGCTTAAGGATCCGAGCCGGTTCCTTGATGAGATCATCGGCAAGCTTCAGCAGATGGACGCCGCAGCGCAGACCCGCATCCTCGACGAGGTATTCGGGGGAACCGGCGCGGAACAGATGGCGAAGGTGCTCGGCATGTCCGTCGCCGAAATCCAGAAGATGCGCAGCGAGGCCGCAACCTTCACCGACGAACAGGTCGAAGCCGCAAAGCGCATCGATCGCGAGTTCTCGACCATGTGGCGCAACTTTACCGTCTACGCCAAGCAGGCAGCAGTCGAAGGCGTCAACGTTGCGTCCAAGGTGATCGGCTTCATCAACGATCCGACCATGGGCGCACGCGACCGCAGGCTTGCCGAATACAACAGCCCGGAAAAGCAGCTTGAACGCTTGCAGAAGCAGCGCGACGGCATCTTGAAGTCCATCGAACGGGAGAAGGCGAACACCGGCAACTTCCTTCAGCAGTCGGAGCTTCGGAACCTCGAAACGGCCCTGTCTGCCGTTGACGACCAGATTCTTGACCTTACGGGCGGCAGCGACCAGTTCAAGCAGGCCCTCAAGGAACTGTCCGCAGCGAGCAACAGCCTGTCCGGCGCGTTCGGCGGCAATGTTACGGCAGCGTCGAACTTCAAGAACGCCCTTGCCGAACTGAAGAAGCTCGTGCCGGACCTGAAGGCCGAACTGGACGCCCTCGCCACGACTGACGGCATTGACGCGGCCTATAACAAGGCCGTGCAGAGCGCCCGCACCATGGGCGAGGTGATGAACGCGACGAACCTCGCAAACCGCGCCAAGAGTATCGCCACCTACGGCAATCACTCGAACATGCTGGACCTGATCGGCGCGGCAGAAGGCACCGACAAGGGACGCGGCTATAATGAGACGCTTGGATACGGCGCGTTCACCGGGGGAGCGGTCAACCTCACCGGCATGACCTTGAACGAGGTTCTTGCCCTTCAGCAGCGTATGCTTGCCCACCCCGACAACAGTTATAATTCCTCGGCAGTCGGCCGCTACCAGATCGTCGGCAAGACGCTTCGCAGCCTCATGGATGAAATGAGCCTGTCCGGTGATCGTCTCTTCGATGAGGACACCCAGGACGAACTTGCCCGCGCGCTGTTGCGTCGTCGTGGCAATGATCCGGCTGCACTTCGCAACGAATGGGAGGGCTTGCGCCGTGTCGATGATGGCACGATCAGCAACGCCTATAGCGGCACTCCGACTGCAGCCCAGCCGCTTGCGCCGACCGATAGCGAACGCGAGCGGACGGAACTCATCCGGCAGCAGGACGCAGCCCGCAAGAGCTTGAACCAGAGCGTCGAAGAAGGTCTTGCCCTTGCCCGGTTCGAACAGTCGATTTCCGGCATGTCGGCATCACAGCAGCGTGTCGAGCTCGCCGTCTATCAGGCCCAGCAGGAGGCCAAGCGCGCGGGCATCACGCTCAGCGATCAGGAGCTTGCCAAGCTTCGCGAGAAGATCGCGCTCACCCAGCAGCTTGACGGCACCAATCAGCAGGTTGCCGCGTCGTCGGCAGGGCTGCGCAGTGCCCAGCAGTATTTTGCGGAAAGCTTCACGTCGTCCTTGTCCGGCCTGTTGACCGGCACCCAGACCTTGAACGGCGCGCTTCAGAACCTTCTTTCGAGCCTGATCGACGCGACCCTGCAGGCGGCACTTCTCGGCAAGGGTCCGCTTTCCGGCCTTGGCGGTGTAGGCACCGGATTGCTCGGAATGCTCTTCGGCTTCAGTGAGGGCGGCTATACCGGCGACGGTGGCAAGTATCAGCCTGCCGGCGTGGTCCATCGTGGCGAATACGTGATGTCGAAGAAGGCAACGAGCCGGATCGGCGTCGGCAATCTTGAGGCACTTCACCGCGGCGCGCTTGGCGGCTTCGCGGACGGCGGCCATGTCGGCGATGCACCTTCAATCCGCAAGCCGGGACTGAAGTCCGCGAACAGCAACCCGACGAACGTCGTCACCATTGCGCCCGCAATCACTGTCAATGCATCCGGTGGCGAACCTTCGCAGAATGCCGACCTCGCGGCCCGCGTCGGCAAGCAGGTTGAACAGCAGTTGAAGGGCATGGTGGCAGAGCAGATCAGGATTGCCGCGCGGCCCGGAAACTTCCTCAACACTAGGAGCCGGTGACGGCTTCTTGTATCTCTAGGTCGCGAGCGGCAAGCCACTCTCTCATATTCACACACATTCGACTCAAGAATACGTCGTCGAAAAGTGGTTCGGTGGCACCCAACGGCGTGAAGTAGTAGAAAGCACCGTCCAGCATCGACCATGTGCCGATGATCTCACCATCGGCAATTGTGATCACGTCACCGCCTTCGTCGTGACTGTCAAACATGCCCTCGAAGTAGAAAGTCCAATGCTTCTGGATTTCCATGTCGTTCCCGCATCTCCCTGTTGCTACCGGACAGAGGGTGCGGCAGAGGCGACAAGTCGTAAAGAGCTCGGCAAGCGGTATATTTCGGGCGGTGTCAGTAAATGCATATGTGCAGGGTGGTCATTATCCGGCCTGTCTGTTGCCGCGAAGCCACGCTTTCTTTCCCCGCTGTTTGACTCATAGCGCCCCGCTGGCGCGTTTCTTGTGCCGAGACGCTTCGTCACACCGGCAGCGGTCTTAAAATCTCTCAGTGATTCGCTATGGCGGAAACCGGACGGGAGCGAAGCGACCGGGCCGGAACCGTCTGACTTCTGAGCCGGAAGGCTATCCGTTTGCCGGGGAGGGGCGCCCGTAGCCGGAAGCCTGAAAAGCGTGATGGGGTCACCCGTTACTACTATTATATATATTATTCTTATTAGAAATTATCATAGGTAGCTAGAACGCCCTCCCTGTCACGGGAAACGTCTTCGCTCCTAGAACGCCTTCTTCGTCACGTAAAACCTACCGGGAAACGGTGAGCACATAAAAGCTCCGGCTTTCGTGCGCATCCCGGCTACGTGGCCGCTATAACGTAGTCAGATACGTTATTTCAAAGGGACACCATGCCTCGCCCAAAGTTAGACCTAACCCCGGAACAGCGCCGGGAGCGTGTGCGCTTGCAGAACAATGCACGTCAGAAAGCGAAGACGGACAGAGAGAAGGAATCGAAGATGGCCGCGCAGGTTGCCGCCGAACTGGCAGAGATCGACGAACTGTATGAACTCGCAGAGGAGCTCCTACAGCTTCGCCTTTCGGCAGCAATCGAGATCATCGCAGAGTGGCAGCGTCAGGCCCGTAGGCCGTTCCCGGCATTGTTCGCCGGCCCGCGTGCAGAGCACGAGACACCCAAGGCCCACTATGCCCGTCAGGAGAAGGCGCGGAAGCTTGGCCTCATCCGTATGATGGCCGCTAATCATATTCAGAAGCACAGTGCTCGGCGGCGGAAGGCTGTCTTTGACGTCAAGGAGGCCAATGAGGCGGCAGCCCTCGGCATGACGACAGACGCTTACCGGAAGCACAAGAAGGGGCTGAAGCTCGCCAGCCAGATGCAGAAGATCCTGGCAGATCGGGCGGCGGCCTGATCGCGCTCACGACTTCAGGCGCGCGGCTATGATCTTGCTATAGATTAGACAACAGACGCGATTGGTTCTCCCGTCTGTTTCTCGTGGGAAAGAAGCCCGCCGCCATGCTGCCGGTGGCGGGTCTTTTCGTGAAACCCTGAGAATATAAGTAAGTGCTTACTGAAAATTAGCAAAGCAAAATCAATTACTTGATATGATTTTGCGCTTGCCAAATCATCTTGGTTGACTCATGAAGGTGCAGCCCGCTCATGGGCGAGGGGATTAAAATCGAATGCAGACCTACATGCCTACCGACACCTACCACCATGTTCTTGACCAGCTTGAAGACCTGTTCGCCAGCTTCGATCCGGCTGCCCCGGATTGCCTGCGCACTCGTATGATTTCGATCCTCGGCGAAGAGGGCGGGATTTGGCCGGCGTCGTGCCAGATCGGCAACGATGAGCACCGCGTCAAGCAGGCCGCTTAAACAATCCTGTCATAAGAAAACAATGGCTTACAACACGCCTATGGCGAGCCTGTTGTTTTCCATACTTCCGTGTGAGTAATAGGAAGTCCCGCAACGAACAGGGACGATCCCAATGGAAAGCACCATCAGAATTGAGCGCGACCGGCAGAGCTATGCCGATCCGATCAACCGCCCTTTGCGTGGCGGCATCAAGCACCCCGCTTGATGGAAATACTGCCGGATGCGGTTGCAGCCGCCCCGGCAGATCGAAAACCCCAGACCTTCAAGAAAGAGGTTCCT